TCGACGAGGTCGATGGCTACCCGTTGGACGTCGAGGGCGAAGGCGATGCGATCTCACTGGCCGAGGCGCGTACCCGCACCTTCGCGCGGCGCAAGATCTTCATTGTCTCGACGCCGACGATCTCGGGCGCGAGCGCCATCGAGCGCGAGTACGAGGCCAGCGACCAGCGCCGCTACTTCGTGCCGTGCCCACACTGCAACCACTCGCAGTGGTTGCGCTTCGAGCAACTGCGCTGGGACAAGGGGCAGCCGGAATCCGCCGCCTACGTCTGCGAGGCGTGCGACGCGCGCATTGCCGAGCACCACAAGACCTGGATGCTGGAACACGGCGAGTGGCGCGCGATGGCACAAAGCAAGACGGCAGGCTTTCACTTGTCGTCTCTGTACAGCCCGGTGGGCTGGCGATCCTGGCGTGACATCGCTGCCGCGTGGGAAGCCGCCGTCAACAAAGAGTCGGGGTCGGCCGCCGCGATCAAGACCTTCAAGAACACCGAACTGGGTGAAACCTGGGTAGAGGAAGGTGAAGCGCCGGACTGGCAACGGCTGGTCGAGCGGCGAGAGGACTACCCCCTGGGCCGGGTGCCCGAGGGTGGCCTCTTGCTGGTGGGCGGCGCCGACGTGCAGAAGGACCGCATCGAGGCGTCCATCTGGGCCTTTGGGCGCGGCAAGGAATCGTGGCTGGTCGAGCACCGAGTCCTGATGGGCGATACCGCACGGGACGCGGTGTGGAAGGCGCTGGCCGCGATGCTGGCCGAGCAGTGGACGCACGCATCGGGCGCGGCGATGCCACTGGCCCGCTTCGCGCTGGACACCGGCTTCGCAACGCAGGAAGCCTACGCCTTCGTGCGGGCCTGCCGTGACCCGCGCGTGATGGCGGTCAAGGGTGTGCGAAGTGGGGCGATGGGGGGTGCCGCCCTGATCGGCACACCCACGGCTGTTGATGTCTCGCAGGGCGGCAAGAGGCTGCGCCGGGGCATCAAGGTCTACACCGTGGCGGTCGGCATCGCCAAGCTCGAGTTCTACAACAACCTGCGCAAGAGCGCGGACGTCGATGAGGATCGCGTGACGGTCACGTACCCGGCCGGTTTCGTCCACCTGCCCAAGATCGACGCCGAGTTCATCCAGCAGCTCTGTGCCGAGCAACTGATCACGCGCCGCGACCGCAACGGCTTCCCGGTGCGCGAGTGGCAAAAGATGCGCGAGCGCAATGAAGCGCTCGACTGCTACGTCTATGCCCGCGCGGCCGCGTCCAGTGCGGGACTGGACCGCTTCGAGGAACGCCACTGGCGGGAGTTGGAGCGGCAACTGGGGGTAGCACCCCCACCGGATGCGCCACCGCACATCCACGACATCGAATTGAACGAGGCCACCCCCAGCGGTGGCCTCGCTGCTTCTGGCACCCGCCGTAGCGGCCGGCGTGTCATCCGCAGCCGTTGGCTTCGCTGACCGCCGCCACCTTCAACCCAAGGAGAACCCATGAGTCTTGCTACCCGTATCGAAAGCCTGGTCATCCGGGTCGCCCAGGAGTTCAACGACGTCCGGGCCACCGCAGGCAATCTCGCCAGCCTGTCCACCACCGACAAGTCGAGCCTGGTCGCGGCAATCAACGAACTGCAGGCGGCGGTGCTGTCCGCCACCGCCATCGACGACAGCCAGATCGCCACCTCCACCACCTACTCGTCGAACAAGATCGCATCGCTGCTCGACGCGCTCAAGGCCGACATCCTCGGTGGAGCGGACGCCGCCTACGACACCCTGGTGGAGATCCAGCAACTGCTGCAAAGCGGCACCAGTGGGCTGGATGCCTTGCTGGCCGCCGTGAACCTGCGTGTGCGATTCGATGGCGAGCAGACGCTCAATGCAGCGCAGCAGGCGCAGGCCCGCAGCAATATCGGAGCGGTGGCCGCCAGTGATGTTGGCGATACCGACACCGATTTTGTGGCGATCTTCGACGGGGCCTTGGTCTGATGTCCCTGGTTCAACGCGTGGCCGATCTGGCGGCGCGCGTGGGTGATGTGGTGGCTAGCAAGATCGACGCGACCCACCCTGGTCTTGCCCGGGCTTGGGTGTGCTTCGGCTATGTCGGCAACCAGATCGTCGTGCGTGGATCGCACAACGTCGCCAGCGTGACGCGGACGGCAGCTGGCCGCTACCGCGTGACTTTTGCCACGCCGATGCCGGACGCGAACTACTGCTGGACAGCGCTCGCCCGCAGCAGTGTGGACACGGGCCAGCAACGCATCGCCGTGGTGCGTGCCACGGCGGATGCCAAGACCGCGCAATTCGTCGACATCAGCTGCACGACCGCCGCGTCCAGTTTTGCGGACTCCTCCGAAGTCAATCTCGTGGTGTATCGCTGATGGCCTACACACAAGCGCATCTCGACGCACTGGAAGCCTCACTCGCCAAGGGGGAACGGCGTGTGACCTTTGCCGACAAGACGGTCGAGTACCGCTCGGTCGACGAGCTCAAGGCCGCGATCCGCGAGGTCAAACGCAATCTCTTCGAGCAGGCGGCTGCCACCGGGCTGTGGCCCGGTGCGCCGCGCCAGATCCGCGTCACCACGAACAAGGGGTTCTGAGATGGCCTGGTTTTCCCAAACCGTGCGCCGCTTGTTCGGTATCCCGCCGGTACACGAAGCCGCTGGGCGTGGCCGTCGCTCGCTGGCTTGGATGCCCGGCAACCCGGGCGCGGTCGCCGCGATGCTGGCGAGCAGCAACGAACTGCGTATCAAAAGCCGCGACCTCGTGCGCCGCAATGCCTGGGCGCAGGCCGGGATCGAAGCCTTCGTGGCCAACGCGGTCGGCACCGGCATCAAGCCGCAAAGCCTGTCTGGCGACGAACGGTTCAAGGCCGAAGTCCAAGCCCTCTGGCGCGACTGGACGGAGGAAGCTGATGCCGCCGGACAGACCGATTTCTACGGCCTGCAGGCGCTGGCGTGTCGGGCGATGCTCGAAGGTGGCGAATGCCTGATCCGACTGCGGCCACGCCGTCCGGAGGACGGACTGGTCGTGCCGCTGCAGCTTCAACTTCTGGAGCCGGAACACCTGCCGATCTCCCTCAACACCGATTTGCCGTCGGGCAACGTGGTGCGATCGGGTATCGAGTTCGACAGCCTGGGTCGGCGTGTGGCCTACCACCTGTACCGCTCGCACCCGGAGGACGGTCGCCTCGCGCCGATGTCGGGCCAGGGCGGCATGGACACGGTGCGCGTGGATGCGCGCGAGATCATCCATCTGTACCGCGTGTTGCGCCCGGGCCAGATCCGGGGCGAGCCTTGGTTGTCGCGGGCGCTCGTCAAGCTCAACGAACTCGACCAGTACGACGACGCAGAGCTGGTGCGCAAGAAAACCGCCGCGATGTTCGCGGGTTTCGTGACGCGCCAGAACCCCGAGGACAACCTGATGGGCGAAGGCCCCGCCGACGGCGACGGCATCGCCCTCGCCGGGCTGGAGCCTGGGACCTTGCAGATTCTCGAGCCCGGCGAGGACATCAAGTTCTCCGATCCCGCCGACGTGGGCGGTTCATATTCCGAATTCCTGCGCACGCAGTTCCGGGCAGTCGCTGCCGCCATTGGCATCACCTACGAGCAGTTGACTGGTGATCTGACCGGCGTCAACTACTCGTCCATCCGCGCCGGGATGCTGGAGTTCCGGCGTCGCTGCGAGATGGTGCAGCACGGCGTGCTGGTGCATCAGATGTGCCGCCCAGTGTGGGCGGCATGGATGAAGCAGGCCGTGCTCGCCGGGGCGCTGGATGCGCCGGGCTTCGCACGCGGCGGGCCTGCCCGCCGTCGCCAGTATCTCGCGGTGAAGTGGATTCCGCAGGGCTGGCAGTGGGTCGATCCGGAGAAGGAATTCAAGGCGATGTTGCTGGCCATCCGCGCAGGCTTGATGTCGCGCTCGGAAGCCATCTCGGCCTTCGGCTACGACGCCGAGGATGTTGACCGCGAGATCGCCGCCGACAATCGGCGCGCCGACGACCTCGGCCTGATCCTCGACTCGGACCCGCGTCATACATCGAAAGACGGTGGCTTGGCCACCGCGAACGCTGCCGGCGCTGCGCCAACCGGCAGCCCATCGCCTGCCTGAAGGACTTCCCATGACCCTGCTGCCGCATCTGGCGGCGCGCCTCTTTGGCGTGCCGCTGGCCATTCATCGCCCAAAACTTGACGTGATCCTAGCCGTGCTCGGACCCCGGGTCGGCCTTGCCGATCTGGCCGCCGCCCCCGGCTACACGTCGCCCCAGCGTGACAGCAGCGCCACGTCCGGATCACCGCCCGGTGTGGCGGTCATTCCGATTCACGGCACGCTGGTGCGCCGCACCGTGGGGCTGGAAGCCGAGTCGGGGCTGACCAGTTACACGGATCTCGCCGCGCAACTGGACGCCGCCATCGGCAATCCGGCGGTGTCGGCCATCCTGCTCGACATCGATTCGCCGGGTGGCGAGTCGGGTGGTGTGTTCGATCTGGCCGACCGTATCCGCACAGCCAGCCAGATCAAGCCGGTCTGGGCCGTGGCCA